TTCAAGTGACAGCCTAGTAGTGGATTTATACAATAAACTTATAACGTTAAACGGCGCGCCTGCTCGTAATTTACTTATATCAGGCGATTGGTTTTGGGCGCAACCCGGAAATAACAATTTTTATTTGACTGGAACTGGTACTCTAAGTGGCACTACACAGGCAGTTGTCACTTGGAACTCGGCGTATATTTAGGAGAATAAATGACATTACGCACACCGCCAAGTTGGTTACAAAACGGCTCTCACCCTGCCGAAAATGACCGATTAAGCACACAAGCACTTTACGCCACAACAGGCATTATTGGTACATCTTCTTTAGCGGTAACGCAAAATTCTCCTGCTGGTATGTCTGTCGTAGTTGCTAGTGGTTGGGCTGCCATTGTTGGAACTACGCAAGCAAATATGGGAACGTATGTTGCTTATAATGACGCCGCAAATGTATTAACTGTAACTACCGCAAACCCAACCAATCCACGAATTGATATTGTTGTTGTTACGGTGCAAGACGCTTACTATACTGGCGCATTTAATAACGTAATTTTCCAAGTTATTGCTGGAACTCCTGCTGGTTCTCCTGTTGCGCCAGCAACGCCAGCAAACTCAATCAAACTGGCAAATATTGCGGTAGGCGCAGGCGTAACTTCTATTCTTACTGCCAACATTACAGACACTCGCGTTGCCGTAACTACAAATTTACCTACTGGCGATATTACCGAAGTTCAAGGCGGTACTGGAATCACAGTAACTAGCGGAACTGGACCAATTCCTTCCGTAGCAATTAACTCAACTGTTGCAACTTTAACTGGAACGCAAACACTTACTAATAAAACTCTAACTGCGGCAATTGAAAATAATCCTATAATAAAATCGCCAGAGGAACGCTATACGGTATCTGCTACGGCGGCTACAGGCACTATTGCTTTTGATACCCAAACTCAAGGTGTGCTTTATTACACATCAAACGCAAGCGGCAATTTCACTCTTAATTTTACAAACGTGAACGCCAATCTTGCGGTTGGTGACTCTATTTCCTGCGTATTTTTGAATACAAATGGCGCAACAGCATATTACGCAACCGCTTTTCAAATTGACAGTTCAGCCGTAACTCCTAAATGGGTTGGTGGCATAGCGCCTTCTAGCGGAAACGCCAGTTCAATAGATTCTTATTCATTTACAATTATCAAAACAGCCGCAACTCCAACCTATACCGTCCTTGCAGGCGGCAATACTAAGTTCGCATAAGGGGAGAATATGAGTCCATTACTGACAGGGTTTCCATTTGCCGCAGGTGGAGCAACTTTAGCAACCGTTACTGCAACTACAGGTTCTCCTACAATTGATACAACCTCACGCCCCGGAAAAACAATTTACAAGTACACAGGTTCAGGAACAATTACTATTGGCGTTGGCGGTTTTGCCGAAGTTTTAATTATTGGCGGTGGCGGTTGTAATGGAGCAGGTGGTTATGTGTATAGAAGTAGCATTTATTTGGCTGCTGGAAGTCAAGGAGTCACAATTGGCGCAGGAGTCGCAAGTTCAGGAAGCGTAGTTACGGCTGGTGAAAATACGCAACTCGGTGATTATTTTGCTTTTGGTGGTAGTTCATTTGGATTTTTTGGACCAGGCGGATTTATAAGTAGGTCAGGCGGTTCATCAGGCGGTAATAATAGTGCAACCACGCCAGTTGCTCCTGCTTTATTTAATGGATTGCAAGGTAACATTGGTGCAGTAGGAGTAAGCGGAATGATGGGACCATCTTCAACAGGTGGTGGCGGTGGAGCAGGTGGCGTTGGTAGTGCTGCTCCAACTTTACAAACTGGTGGAAATGGTGGCGCAGGTTCAGCAAATTCAATAACTGGTTCATCAGTAACTTATGCAGCAGGCGGTGGCGGTTCAGGAACAGTAACAAACGGCACACCGACTGGTAACGGTGCAGCAAATACTGGTAACGGCGCAGGTGCAGGTGGCACAGGCGGTTCAGGTTTCGTAGTCGTAGTGATTGGATAAAGAAAATGGCACATTTTGCAAGAATAGAAAACGGAATTGTCAAGCAAGTTATAGTTATAGCAAATCAAGTAATTCTTGATGAGGACGGACAAGAGCAAGAGTCAATTGGTGCTGCTTTCTGCCACGATACGTTTGGTGGGGAATGGGTGCAGACTTCTTACAATGCTAGATTTAGAGGCAAATTTGCACAACGAGATGATGTTTGGAATGGGCAAGAATTTGAATGGCCGCCTATAACATCAACAGAGGAAGTTGTGTGAGTGGCTTTTTACTATCTAAATTTTAACAAAGCACTACCTGAAACGCCTTGGGTGGTAAGTGAAACAAATGAAAAGCGGACTCAAATGATTTCACAGAAGGCTGCAAGCGAATTAGAGATAAATGTGCCTTGTAAAACTTTTGTAGGCAAGTTTCATTATTTTCAATGTGAAGGCGTAGTTATTTGGAACGGCACTAAAGCAATAATTAACGCCGAACCAAAGAAAGGTGATGATTAGTGACAACCACCTATCGGTATTTATTTGCTGACCTTTTAACTAACGAAATTGTTGCCGAACTGCCAATTACAGGCGTTTCTTTTACGCAACAGTTAAATCAGGCTGGCGCTTTTAGTGCACATCTTTTGTTGTCAGGTGTTAATACATACGGCTATAACGTGGACGCCTCAACGCAACCAACACGTAACGCAATATATGTAGATAGAAATGGCGTTTTGGTGTGGGGTGGTGTTATTTGGTCACGTTCTTATAACAGCGCCGACCAAGTTTTATCCATTACCGCAAGAGAATTTGAATCTTATTTTGAACACCGCCTTATTGCCACGACAGAGGCATTTGCTAACGCAGACCAGTTATTGATTGCGCGCACTCTTATAGATAACGCACAGGCTCTACCTAATGGCGATATTGGCGTTATTACAGGCGTTGAAACATCAGGCGTGTTAATTGACCGCGTTTATTATGATTACGAATACAAAAATGTTTATTCCGCAATTCAAGACTTATCAAAACAGGACGATGGCTTTGACTTTAATATTAAAGTGGAATATGACGGCATAACTAACGAGCCAAAGAAAACATTAGTGTTGGGTTTTCCGCGCACAGGAAATATTGATTCAGGCGTTGGGGATATAAGTACGCCAGTATTTATTTTTCCAGCAGGCAATATTGTGCAGTACGAATACCCCGAAGATGGTTCTATTGTTTCTAATAATCTTTACGTTACAGGCGCTGGCTCCAATGAAGGCAAATTGTTATCAAATGCACAGGACGCGGCTTCAATAACGGCTGGTTTTCCTTTACTAGATGTAACAGTTTCTTACTCTGACATTACAGACCAAACTGTGCTTAACGAACTTGCTTTGGCACAAGTATTGGCTCTCGCTACGCCACCGCCAATTATTAGCGTTATTGTTCCTGCGTTTGTAACGCCTGAATTTGGCACGTATCAAATTGGCGATGACGCACGACTAATTATTCAAGACGAAAGATTTCCAGAAGGCTTAGACGCCGTTTATCGGATTGTTGGGTTAAATGTATTGCCGGGCGAAGATGGCCCTGAACGTGTAACAATTACTCTAACGATTACCACAAACTAGGAAACGGCTATGGCATACATTAATCAACCGCCTAACTTAAAAACTATGTTTCAGGACATATACAATCGTTTAAATAAACTAGAAACCGCACAACGATTTACGGCGCCTAACGTAGATTTTGCTACTAATACGCCAACCAATCCGCGTATAGGCGACCAATTCTATGATACTGACGCGGAATTAATGAAGTATTGGAACGGCACTCAATGGGTAGAACTAGCGGATAACTTGTACGGCACAACTATTATTGCTTTGCCAACAACAATGCAAAGCGCAAATAATAATATGGTTTATACAGGCAACCCAGTTGATATTGATGTGCAACGTATCGGCAAAATGATTACGGCTAACGCTTTTATTACTTTTACAAACGTTACAAACTTCGGCACAGGTCAGTATTACTTTAATATTCCAGCAGGTATTCCTAATCGCGCACACGACTTAATGGCTAGTGGTTGGGTGCAAGATGGCGGCACTTCTTATACTTGTTTTGGTACTTTGGCGGCAACAGATAACAAAATGTATTTATGGGTACCAACCAGCAATGGCGGCTCTGACGGACTTGACCACAATACGCCTGCCGTATTAGACACGACCAGCACAATTAATATTACTGGCGTAGCCCTGTTAGCATAGTCCAATGACATTAGATGACGCTTCAAATATAGCCACCATATTCGGGCTATTCATTGGCTTGCCTATTGGCGGCTTTAAAATTTGGCGTAAGTTAGACCAACGTTTAACCGAACAAGATAAACAGTTAATTAGAATTAATTATCAACTGTGGGAAAACGGCGGAAACAGTATGAAAGACCAAGTAAATACATTAGTCACAGATGTAGCGGTATTAAAGGCGAACAAATAATGGATACAAATAAGTTAATGGAATTGTGCAATAACGCGGTTGGCTATACAGAAGGCACAAATAATGACACTATTTATGGCAAATGGTTTGGGCTTAACAACCAACCTTGGTGTGCTATGAGTGCCAGTAAGATGTATTTTGATTTAGGCGCCATTAAATCAGTCGCTAACACTAAAAAAGGCTTTGCTAGTTGTGACGCGTGGCTTAAATATTTGACTAAGAATAATCAAATAGTGCCAATCGGTCAGGCAAAACAAGGCGATTTAGTGTTCTTCCAGTTTGATGATGACGCGGCGCCTGACCACGTGGGTATTGTTAGGTCGCACAATAAAACTCTAAAGACTTTGCAAGTATATGAAGGCAACACAAGTTCGGGTAAAAGTGGCAGCCAATCAAACGGCGATGGCTTTTACTTGAAAAAGCGCAACTACTCAATAATTATGGCAGTTGCACGTCCAAAGGAGTAAATATGAATACAACAATAAATAAAGCAATGTTAAGTAGTTATGTACGCAACGTAATTGGCGCACTTCTTGGCGCTGTTATAACCGTCGTAACTCTTAAAGATTACGCCACTCCACTTGATTTAAAAGATGAAGATTGGCAGGCAGTTGCGCACGTACTGTGGGCTGGCGCTGTTCCAACTCTAATGCGTTTTTTTAACGCAAAAGATTCTGCGTTTGGCAAAAAAGCATAGTAATACGCCACAACTAAATAATGTTGCCTAGCGGTTGCGAAAGGGGAAGTCGCGCCGCTAGGCTTCTTTTATGTCCATATTAAGCCGCTTCCACGCCAAATACGCCGTTAGTGCCGATGGTTGCTGGATATGGACAGCCTCTAAATTAAAAAGCGGCTACGGCATATTTACTGACACGAATAGGCGTTCCATATCGGCGCACAAGTGGTCTTATCTACACTTTAACGGCGCAATACCTGATGGCTTTGTTATTGACCACATCTGCCGCCAAACAAGTTGCGTTAATCCAGCACATTTGCAAGCCATAACTCAATCTGAAAACGTTAAGCGGAGTTTGGCAATACAGGCACGTGGCGCTCGCACACATTGTGCCAATGGTCACGAATACACGCCAGCAAACACCGCCAAAGTGGCTGGTCGGCGTGGTCGCATTTGTTTGGCTTGCAGGCGCAAATAGCACGAAACTGTGCGCAGTTGTTCCGCCGATTCGCCGCCGCAATGCAAACCTAAACACCGCCACTATTTAATTGGCTTAGTGCTTTTTATTGCCATCTCTGTCACGCTCTAAATAACGCGTTAATAACCACGTCGGCTTTATCTGATAGGCTGTCCTCATAACTAAATAGACTTCCAGAAAAACTCGTCCACGCGTACGCGTACAAGTTGAGTAAGTTACGTCACCGTAAATTGATAAATAAATAAGTACCAAAATTAGAGTAACCAAACCGCCCTGCAATTAATCCTTCGGGACAGTACGCGCGTCTGACCAAATAATTTTGGCATTTAATTCATAGAGAAGGCAAGAATTTGTGGCGCAGTTGTCAGTAGCGCGCCGCAATTCAATATGTAGCCAGCAAAACTACCAAAGTCCAAACCAGCCAGCACAACGTTACGCAGTACCAGTTAATGGCAGTTGTAACGAATTAGGCAATAGTTTGGTAATCGCCACGTGACCGAATCGGCGGCGATGTAACACTTTTGGCAAGTTTGTGACCCGCCGTAAAGTTGTAACGGATATCGGACGCGATGACGCAGAAATGCAGAGCGTGTGACACCGATAGGAAAGTTATTTGATAGCGGCGAAGGACCCAATGGCGAACCAGCCTTAGAACAAACTGACTATGGACAGCAATAACTTCCGAAATCGCGCCGTCACTAAAAGGCGGCGCGATATAACTATTTGGCGAATAGTTACTGATGAGGACAGCCAATCAACTACAAACAAAGGACAGGCAAAATGGCAATGAGCAAAAAAGACTTCAATCTAATGGCAATTCAATTTGGACAGCAGATGAAGCACATCAACGCAATGGACTATCACCAGCCAATTCGTGAGATAGCAATGGCAACATTACTTGATTCAATCAAGGCATATTGTTATGTAGCATTTACAGCAAACGGCAATTTTGATTCATCACGTTTTTATGATTTTGTTGATGAAATCGCAGATGGTCGCCGTGATTCAAGTGGCAAGTTAGTTAAGAAAAGTAAGGCGGCTTAACAATGTATAACGCAGAAGATTTTGACGGCGATTATGAAATGGCAATACAAGTAAGCCGCGTAGTAGCGGACAGAACCAAAGGCGAATCAGATTGTTACTGTTCTAATAACACAGTATGCCGTCCGTGTAGCCGTAATTACTAAACCAACCAACTAGAAAAGGACAGAAACAAATGGCACTAAATTGGAATATAACAAAATGCAACAATATGGAAGCACTTCAATCAGACACAGAATGGCCTGTAACTAATGCCGTTATTTGGTCCACTTTGGCTGTAGAGATTGGCGACCTCACAGAAAAAACTGTTAATGAGTTCTACGCAAGAGTTAAATTGTGGGAAACTGTTAATGGCGCACTTACATATACAAAAGATGGCGCAGATTATTTCATTACGTTAGAAGATTTACGCAAACGTATTGGACTATCAACCAATGTAAGCAACTTGCCACGTAACAAATGGCTAAAGCGCATTGAAAGAATCATCGCCGAAAATCAATGGAAAACAACACCGCAATTATCACTCAATGAAATCAATGCAATTATCTTCCAAGCACACGTAGAGGCAGAAAAGGAGACAGCAAATGCCTAAGTATCCAAATATCACAGTAACAATGGACTTAGATGGTCCAGATGGCAACGCGTTCGCAATTATGGGCGCAGTTCAAAAAGCACTACGTAACGCTGGCGCTACTAAAGAAGAACTGGCGCAATACTCAATGGATTCAATGAGTGGCGATTATGATAACTTAATCGCGGCTCAATCTAAGTGGGTGGCTTTCAATGTCTGACACCAAACCAGCACGTAGCGGCACAATTAAGTGTGGTATGTGTGGCAAATCTGTTGTAATCGGGAAGTGGATAAAGTTGGCTTTTTGTCCTGATTCCAAATGCACTAATAGTGAAGAACGTTATTTGGACTAAGCCGAAACGTGCCAAATGTGTGCAATTGTTTAAGCAACGCACATATTTGGCACGTCTAGTGGTAAATGCCACTACTGACGAGGCTCGTCAATGTAAACCAAACAAAGGACAGAAAAATGACAGAAGCAACAACAACCGAATCAACACCAACAATGCAAGCAACTATGGAACGATTTGTAATGGATAACGATTTGGCAACCGTTATTGAAAGGCTGGTCAAGCAAGAAGAACGTTTTATTGAACTGGCGCAAGCAAAAGATTCAATCTATACACGCCTTCAAGATGAACGCGCCACAAGCCGTATCAATCGTGACACAGTTCGCAACAAGTTCCGTGAAATGTTAGATGGCGATAAAAACGCCACTATTGAAATGGACTTGAGCGACATTAATGAATTACTAGAAGATATTGGCGCAAGCAGAATTATCTTTACTTATTCTGTTGATGTAACAGTTACAGCCACAATTACCGGAATTGAGGCAGATAGTGAGGAAGATGCACGTGAAAAGGCAATTCAAGCACTAGAACTCCGCGTAGATACAGATTCACTTGGCGAGGACGCCAATTGTGAAGATGAAGAATATGACGCCGACAATGCACAGGAAGAGGACAACTAATATGGAACAGGAAACAAATTCATATATCGCTATTCAACCAAATAGCCACTATCACGACGCCGCCTATAACGCAGGACTATGCAAATCAAGCCAGTATTTGGTGATTGATTTCTTTTCTTGGGTTAAGTGGTACAACGACGCAAGATTTCAACGCAAGCCATTAGTGCCTACGCCAACATTTAGCGCAGACACTTATGAAATTGCCTTGAAAGTAAGAGATGAACTAAACCAAGCCGCAGATAGCGTTTTGGAAACGACAGCAAAGGACAGTAAGTAATATGGCGCACAATCTAGAGCAGTTTGAAGATGGCACAACGGCGTTCTTCACAGCACGTGAAGTAGCGTGGCACAAACTAGGCACAGTTACAGATGGCGCACTTAACGCAGAAACAGCGTTACAGACCGCGCAACTGGATTGGACTGTATTTAAATCGGAAGAGCCAGTTACAACAATGGTTCCAATGTATGGCGATTCGGCTATGGAAGAAGGGTCAATGGAAGAAGTTACGCACAAAGACCGCTTTATGACCTATCGCTATCACCCAAAAACAAAGCAAGCGGACGCACTTGGCGTGGTCGGCAATCGTTACACGCCTGTCCAAAATTCGGACGCGTTCTCGTTTCTTAATTATGTGTCAGATGAATCAGGCGCAGTTTTTGAAACGGCTGGCTCTATTGATAATGGGCGCAAAGTCTTTATGACAATGAAATTGCCAGATGGACTTAATATCGGCGGCATTGACGCTATTGATATGTATTTAATGGCGTGGAATACGCACGATGGGTCGTCCTCATTTAGTGTGGCAGTTACGCCTATTCGTGTTGTATGTCAGAACACTTTAACGGCGGCTTTAAAAGCGGCTAAGAGTAAGTTCTCCGTACGCCACACCGCCTCATCTAACGGCAAGATTCAAGCGGCACGTGAGGCACTTGGCATTACGTTTAAGTATGCCGAGGAATTTGAACGTGAGGCAGAATCGCTACTAAGCCAATCAATGACGGACAAAGAGTTCGCCAAAATGGTTGAGATGGCTATTCCGCTTAATGACCCTGAATCACCACGTGCCGTCACAATGGCAGAACAAGCACGTGGAACGTTGATGGCACTATGGAAAGCGCCAACACAACTCAATGTGGCTAATACAAAGTGGGCGGCATATAACACGTTCGCAGAGTATTCAGATTGGGCTAAGCCAGTTCGCTCTAAAGATGGCGAAGTGGCACGTGCCGAACGTATCGTGAATGGAAGTGGCGATAGGTTCAAAAACAAGATGTTGGCACTACTTAACTAACCAGCCAAACTAACCGATTAGGCGCGTTGGCGCTTTTCTAGTGACACAAAGACACACAGAAAAGTGGCTAACGCGCCTATGACGTTCCTATGACGTATCAAGTAGAATCTATCTAGGGGGCAACCACAAATGAGTAATGTTTTAGCAGTTCTATTCGCTACGTTTTTTAGTGGCGCGATTTTGTATTTCATACGTTCAACATATCCGTCAGCACATCGCCTAACAGTTCGCGGCAATCGCCTCGTATTTCTCCTGTTGTTAGTAGTCGGCTTTTTTATGGCGGAATTTATTATGCACTTTTATATTAATTGTGACCTAACGCAACCAAATTCGGCGTGCCAAATTGGTTGGATATAGGCGCAGTTGTTTCAGCCGATGTGCAAGGCGCACACGGCGCAAAGTAGGAAGGCAAAGCACCAAATGGCAAGAATATACATAAAGGCAATCGTGGCAGTAGATATGCCCGAGCCAAAGGCAACACTAGAAAAGCAAAGCACAAAAGAACGTAACGAACAGTTACGCGAATACGCGGCGGAAAGAATTCTTGACGCCTTAACGCTCGCGGAACTAAACCCATCAATACAGAGAATCAATCTCTCCCGACCAATAAAGGACAGCACAAATGAGTAATAATTCAGCACTCGCGGTAAATTCTGACCAAAACTTTTGGGACGAACAGCAATTAGCGGCACTAAAGCAGATTGGGCTTATGAACGCGCCAAAGCCTGAACTAGCCGTGTTTCTTCATTACTGCCAGCGAACAGGCTTAGACCCATTCGCACGGCAGATTTATATGATTGAGAGAGGCGGACGTTACACAATTCAGTCCAGCATTGATGGACTTAGAATCGTGGCGCAACGCTCTAACGAATACGCAGGACAGGCTGGACCGTTTTGGTGTGGCGATGATGGCGTATGGACGGACGTATGGCTACAACAGACACCGCCAACGGCTGCAAAAGTAGGCGTTATGCGAAAAGGTTTCACAGAAGTTTTGTGGGCTGTCGCTAAGTTTGAAAGTTATAACGCCAACTCACCAATTTGGAAAAAAATGCCTGACTTAATGATAGCCAAATGTGCCGAGGCGTTAGCGTTACGCAAGGCGTTTCCAAACGACCTATCAGGCATTTACACGGCAGAGGAAATGGAACAAGCAACGCCAGCGAGCGCGCCAGTTCCACAGCCTGTTGTGGAAATTGTTGAGGCGGCTCCAAAAACTAGCAAGGCAAATGCGGAACTAACTGTTGATTTACTCAACATTTTAGATGAAGTGGATAAAACCACAACAGTAGAAGCACTAAAGGCGTTATTTGACCGCCATAAAGTCTATTTAGATTATATGTTTATGTCGCCAGTTCTTGGGCAAGAAATTAATCTACGTATGGCGATTATGGTTCGCAAAAGCGAATTGGAAGATGGCGCAAATGCTTGATTCTAATTTCCATTGGGAGTTAGATTTTACTGGCGAAACAACGCCTGCGGATAGATTTCAAACGTTCCACGAACGTAATCCGCAGGTGTTTTCGGCACTTGAATCAATGACTCAAGAGATGTATCAACGTGGGCGCAAACGTATCGGAATTAATATGCTGTTAGAAGTATTGCGCTGGAATTACTATATGAAAACGGACGACCCAAATTCCGATTTCAAAATCAATAACAATTACGCGCCATATTACGCACGGCTGTTAATTGATAAGCACCCCGAATGGTCTGACCTATTCCAACTAAGAGAGATGAGAAGCAAGTGAGCAAAGATATAAATGCAGAGTGGCTGGCGCTGTTAGAAAAACTTAATGGCGGCACACGTGTTACAACTAGTTCAGTAAAAATTCGTTACAAGGAAGCCAAGCCGTTAATTAATGTGCCACTAGAGGCACTATTTGAGTTATACGGCAATCTAATTATGGCTGGCTTTGAAAAGGACGAGGCGTTGATAATCACGTGTTCGGTTATCAAGGACGATAATGAAAGAGCCAGTTAGATGTTGGTACTGTGGAAACTGGAAAATAAACGCCACAGACCAATGTTCGGTGTGTGGCTACGGCGCAAAAGGAATCGCAAATGGTAACGCCACAAGCGATTGAGAATCGCCTAGCCAATCTAAGCCGAGAAGTTGATGAATCTCATCAGTTTCTAAATGACGCGGAAGTGGCGTATCACGCCGCTAAAGCCACCTATGAAATAGCAATGGCAACATCTAGGCTGTCATTTGCAGGCGACAAATTAAGAGTTCAGGACGTGCAAGATATAGCGTTACGAGATAACGCACATCTATATCGCGCCTTGAATACCGCCGAAGCGACAGTAAAGGCGGCACGTGCCAATGCACAACGCATACGCACACAAGTAGATATAGCACGGTCTATCGGAACGTCCGTTAGAGCAAGTTTGGAAATGTAAAGGACAGAAAATGAAAGTTTCATTTATTAGAACCATAATCGCCAACAAAAAACCTGATTACGAAATTGCTGTAATTTGGTTTGACAAAACGGACGCCGAAATGGTTGCCGAAGATGACCTATCGCCTGCCGAATGGAATGCAATCGTTAGAAAATTCTCTGAAAGTAAGCACTTAAATCAAGTAGCCGATGAGTTAATGGACGAATTGGTACAAAAAACAATAGACAAAAGGACAGCAAAATGAAAATAGATGAAATGTTAATGAAGGCACTTACGGCGTACGACAATAACCGCGCTCGCTCTCAGCAAATAGAGATTGGCGTATCACAGATTGGCGGCTGTCGTACACAAGTTTGGTTGCAATTGCAAGACGCCGAACGCACAAACGATACGTTAAAACTGCCTGCACTTATGGGTACAGCAATTCATAAGATGATTGAAGAGGCTTTGGCGGCTGATTGGAATGAATTCCAAATGGAACGCGAAGTAGAGTATGACGGCTTAATGGGTCACATTGATTTATATGTGCCGTCCATTGGCGCCGTTGTAGATTGGAAAACAACCAAGTTAAAGAATTTGGATTATTTTCCAAGTAAGCAACAACGTTGGCAAGTTCATTTATACGCCTTTTTACTGTCAAAAAACGCAGAAACCCCAAAGACAGTAACATTAGTTGGCATACCGCGTGACGGCGATGAGCGACACATAAAAATCCACACGGAAGAATATGACGAGCAAATGGCATTGGACGCGTTGTTGTGGCTGGCTGACGTTAAACAACGTACAGAAGCGCCAGCGCCTGAACGCCACGCGGCTCAATTTTGCCAACATTATTGTCCATATTTTGGCGATGTTTGTATGGGAAAGGGCAAAGAAGTTAATACGCAAACCATTACAGATGACGTGGTGATTGGCGCCGTTGATAAATATATTGAAATATCCGCCGAAATTAAAACGCTAGAAGATAAAAAGGACGGCATTAAAGCGTTACTAGAAAATGTTGATGGCGTTACGCCAAGTGGCGTGGCTGTTAAATGGTCGCAAGTGGCAGGGCGGTCATCTATTGACGAGCAAGAAGTTCAAAAACTCCTAGGTTATGTCCCGAAAAAGCAAGGCGACCCTTCTATGCGATTGACGGTGAAATAATGACGTGGGTAAAAATTGACGATTCGTTTCCGAATCACCCAAAGATAGTTGGACTAAGTGACAAGGCGTTTCGAATACACATTAGCGGTTTGTGTTATTGCGGCACATACTTAACAGATGGCTTTGTGCCAATGACTATTGCGGCGCGATTTGCCAATGATGAGATGAAATACATTGTAGAACTAGAGCAGGCTGGCTTATGGCGTGAAGCGTCACAGGATAGTGGCTTCTACATACACGATTACTTGGCACATCAAACAAGTAAGACACAGGTGGAAGAGAAGCGCCAAACTGTCAGAGAGAGGCAGAAGCGTTATCGTGAGCGCCACAAAGTCACAGAGGCAGAGCCAGCCGAATCGGAAGGCGGTGATGACGGCTGGAGTAACGCGTTAGTTACGCCTTCAGAATACAGAATACAGAATACAGATAACAGAACACAGAATACAGAATACATAAATACAGAAGAAGAAGAAAACCTTCCTACGCCTAGAAATAAAAGCGCCAAAGTGGCAGTAGAAATAATTGCAAACAAGTTAGCCATAGCAAGAGCAGATGGCATTAACGCTTGGAACTTATCCAAATTAGTGGAAGAAGAATGGGATAAGTTACACGCGGCTGATGACATAGGCGGCTGTATTGCACTAACGGCTTGGTACGTATCAGAACTTCAATCGCGCCAGTTATCTAGCGCCGAGATTGGGCGTATCGGACAAATGACCAAACGTTTTGGCAGAATTGCGTTACTAGCCATTGATGAGGCGGCTAGTAAGGATTTAACCGACTTGGTCAGTTATGCCTTCCGCGTGGCGCAAAATATGTATGCAAGCAAGGCAGGCGCACAATAAAAAGTGCGCAGTTGTTTGTGCCGATAGGCGGCGCAACATTTAACCGAAAGGCAGGCAAATGAAGTTCGTATGCAAAGAAAACCATTGGTCAGTAACAGATGGGCAGTTAATTCTTAACACGCCAAATGGCAACGACCAAGAAACCGCCAAAAAAATTATCGCTGTACTGGAAAAACAGATACGCCAGCGTATTTATGACGATATTTGTAGTTGGGAGCCAATCTCTAATCGCAAACAGATTCTGAAAGTATCAGGGACGATGGATAACGCGCTTTTGGGGGTACAGCACATCTGCGCGAACATAGCGTTAGGGGAAAAAGATGGCTCTAGCCTGTAAGCGCGAGGGCTGTAAATGCAGTCACACAAATTGCGATAACGGCTATATTTTCACCACATATGTAAGCAAAACAGAAAATAAAGCCAGAAATGGCGAGAAAATAGTGGTGGAAACCGAATATGAAGGGGTATTATTTTGCCCAGACTGCGACCCAGAAAGGGCGCACATACAAAGCACGTCCTCATCTAGCGAGGAAATGGCACGCCGCCTTAATGAGCGTAGCCCAATCAAACGAGCAGAAATCTACGAAAAACAAGAAGCCAGCAAAACTCGGATTCTTTAAGGAGTAGCAAATGCAAAAACAAAAAATACAACAAATGGCTTTAGTAATGGCTACGGCTTTATTATTGCCAGTAGGAACGTCAGCAGAAGCCGAAGCGCCACATAAGCCAGTAGAAATTATCTTAACGGCTGAACAGATAGCGGCGCAAAACCCAAAACAATACGCAAAAGACCAATTTACCAAATTTAACTGGTCAGATGAACAGATGAGTTGCTTAGGCAAATTATGGGGAAAAGAATCGGCTTGGAATCATTTAGCGGATAATCCGCACAGCACGGCGTTTGGCATAGCCCAAATGTTAGGCGAAGATTCTCTGCTAGTATCGGTGCAAATTGACAGGGGGTTGCGTTACATTGAACACAGATACGGAAAACCTTGTGTGGCTTGGCAATTCTGGCAACGTAACAAGTGGTATTGAAAAATCTTTTTTTGTTAAAGGTAAGCCAGTATCGCAAGGCTCTTTAAAGTTTATTAAGGGTCACGCCATACACGTTAAAGGTCGTGAGTTGGCGTTATGGCGCGGCACTATTGCGGCTATGGCGCGTTCAACAAACATCACAAAAATACAGGTCGGCGTAGATATGGAGTTGCTGTTTGTTTTTAACAGACCAAAAACTGTTAAACGTGATGAGCCGTACGTGCGTCCTGATTTGGATAAATTAATTCGCGCTGTTCTTGATGGCTTAACTGGCGTTGCTTATGAAGATGACCAGCAAGTTGTGCGCTTAACGGCGCAAAAGGCGTATGGCGAAACAGAAGGCGTACACATTAAAATTAGCGAGCGCCTATCAAGCGGTATTCGCCCAAGTAAAGATTTCGTTACTGGCGCCGTCCAACGGATTAATAAAAGCCTCAACAGAAACACCGATTAAGCCACCTACTTGCTCATAAAGGACAGTAAATGACAGATTGGACGGCTCTACGTGAGGCAGTTCTTGCACGGTGCCAAAACTACTGTGAGTTATGCGGTAACGCACTTACAGACACGTTTGCACTACATCATCGCAAACTTAAATCACGTGGCGGCAAAGACACCATAGATAACTTAATTGCGTTACATCACGCCTGCCACAATATGGGTAATAACGCCGTACATCTAAACGTGCAAAAAGCCACAGCAAGCGGACATATGGTTCCCACATACGCCACGCCGTCTGCCTATCCATTACTTTTGCCTAACGGTTCTCTTGTTACACTTAGCGAGGAAGGCACATACATTTACTTAGAGAAGGCGGACAAAGATGGCTGGTGAAGGCGTTATAACAGTTACAGGTAATATCGGCAACGATTTCGGAATTGCATTTACACAAAGCAATAAAGCATATGCAAAGTTTTCGTTGGCAAATACGCCACGCATTAAGAAAGATGATGTTTGGCAAGATGGCGTTACAACTTGGTTTAATTGCACAATTTGGGGACGTGACGCGGAAGTTGCAGTAGAACATCTACGTAAAGGCGCTCGCGTAATCGTTACAGGTCGCTTTGCAGCAAACGCGTACACAGATAAAGAAGGCAAAGAACGCACATCATTGGACATTAGTGTTGATAGTTACGGCGTAGTGCCACGCAACACAAATAATGCGCCAGTTACAACCGAAACAGCAAACGACCCTTGGGCTTAGAAAGGCACACAATGGAAAATGTAATTGATTCAGATAAGGCGGCAGAATTGTTAGGCATTACAAAAAACAATTTGCGACAATTGGTTTACCGGAAACTGCTTGTCCCTGTCGGCAAGCAGAAACGGCGTTCTCTATTTAACGTAGAGGACGTTGCGAAGGTAAAAGAAGCCCGTAAGCCGTCGGTCCCTTCGGCTTAACTGTGGCTCGGAGAGAGTGCAGGCACCTGTCCTGCCTGTACTCTCTCTTTACATTTATAGAGAGGCAAAAATGGAAAAATTAAAGATGGAAACCATTTCAATTGATGACTTGGCGCTTGACCCTAATAACGCACGTAAGCACAGCGAAAAAAACATTAATGCAATTTGCGAATCGTTAAAACAATTTGGGCAACGTAAGCCAATTGTTATAAATGCAGAAGATATTGTTGTTGCAGGTAACGGCACAGTAGAAGCGGCGCGGCGAATAGGACTTAAAGCGTTAGATGTTGTGCGTTTGCCTGCCGATTGGTCGGAAGAAAAAATTAAGGCGTATGCGCTCGCGGACAACCGCACGGCTGAATTGGCAAGTTGGGACGCCGAGATATTGCTATCGCAACTTAATGAGTTAAATATTGCCGATTGGGATATTAACGCACTCGGCTTTAAAGAGTTTGAACTTAATCCGTTAAAGGATTCGGACGCCGATACAGATATGAAAGATTTAGGCGAACGTTACGAAGTTGTAATTGAGTGTGCTGACGAAAACGAACAGACGGCACTACTTTTGCGCTTGTCGCAAGACGGCTTAAAAGTACGCGCCATCATTATCTAGGATTAGGGTTAAACCTAATACGTCAGCGAAACATAAGTAGTTGGCGTGAGTGCTGGACGTAGCCCTTACGGCGTTAAAACTGTAAGGGTGAAGTTCGGCTAACGAGAGAGGCAAATATGGGTAAAGTAATCCGCCTAGAAAGTGCAATCACGCGGACGCCACGTGTAATGCAACTTGAAGGCTTGTTTGATATGGATTCAGAGGCACGTTCCATTACAAATATTGAAATGAATATTCCTGATTTAAGCACACGTGATTGGAATATCGGTCTTATTGTTGGACCATCAGGCGCTGGCAAAACAACCGTTGCCAACGATTTGTTTCCTGACAAAATGCGAAGCACAGAAAATATGAAGTGGTCTAAAGATAAGGCAATCATTGATGATTTTCCGCAAGATTTGCCTATGCGCGAAGTTACCGAATTGTTATCATCTGTCGGCTTTAGTTCGCCGCCTGCGTGGTTGCGCCCATTTCACGCACTAAGTAACGGCGAGCAGTTTCGTGTAACGATTGCACGTGTGCTGGCAGAAAATCAGGACTTGTCTGTTGTAGATGAATTCACGTCCGTTATTGACCGCACAGTTGCACAAATCGGCTCATATGCAATTGCCAATACTGTTAGAAAACGCAATCAGAAGTTTGTTGCTGTTGGCTGCCACTATGACATACAAGAGTGGTTACAGCCCGATTGGATTTACGAGCCACATACTGGCACCTTTACTTGGGGGTCGGTTCAACCCCGACCACAAGTTAAAATTGAAATCATATGGGCAAAGTATGAATCGTGGAACACGTTCGCACGTCATCACTATCTAGACACAAAACTAAACAAAACGGCGCACATCTACGTTGGGTTAATTAACGACCAGCCAGCGTGCATAAGCGCGATTTTGCCGTTGCCAAATGCTCACGTGCGTAACGCTCGGCGGTTTAGCCGTAACGTTGTGCTTCCTGACTTTCAAGGCATTGGATTAGGCAAATACTTTCACGAACGTATTGCGGCTGGACTTATTGCACAGGGCTTGGCTGTCTATGCAACTGCCAGCCACCCAACGCAGATACATCATCTCAACAAATCGCCAAACTGGGAACTTATTCGTATGCCGTCAAGAGTAGCCAAACAAGGCAAAACAAGTTCACTATCGTCACGAATGGGCGTCAGCAGAGCGCGCCTAACAAGTTCCTTTCGCTTTAGGGGAGAACCTGATTACGAAGTTGCGAAGATATTAGCGCCACTTCCTAAGAAATAACGTATGATGTGGCTAATATTTAGTGAATATATGGGCGGTGAATATGTGCGATGTATGTGACAGATACGCCTACATTGGCGACATACGTGAGGCGATTGCGCAAGACATTGAGGCGGCTAAACGACCTGACCCACAATACGTAGAGGACAATATGGTTAATGCTGGCTTGCAAATAGCGGCGCACATAGCGAGAGGAAAAGCCTAATGCCAATTTATGATTTCTATTGCGAGCCGTGTAACGAGAGTGAAGAACACTTTTTTGGGTTTGCTGATAAACAAGAAGTTGTGTGCGTAGAGTGCGGCGCCGATATGACTAAAACAATCTTTCCTGTCGGCGTTATATTTAGAGGCGGCGGCTGGGCTGGACGTGGCTCGTTGTGAGTAAAGATAGGCATTTCGGCAACGCTGAACTTAACGCCAATGATGACGAGTTACGGCGCGAAATTGCCAGCGATATAGAACGGCGTATATTGCCAATGTGCGAAAATGATGATGAAAAACATTTAGTTAAAGTAGTAATTGCGTTAGTGAAAGGCGTGTAATGAAATACATAACGGCGTTACTTGGCGCGGTCTTTGCTGTACTTGCCGTTGCTTGGTTTGTAATGTTATTGGCAGGCGCTATCTATCCTGTCAGTTATAAGCAATCGTTGCATACGTTGTCCATTCTTTATATCGTAACGGCGTTACTACGAAAGGCAGACTAATGGCAAAAAGAAGCAAACTTAATCCTGAAACATTGGAGAAAGAAGCCAAAGTTCTTGAAATGAGGCGCGGCGGTTTCACTTTTGACTTGATTGCTACACGGCTTGGCTACGCGAGCGCCAGCGGCGCGTACAAGGCTTATCAGACGGCTTGCAATCGCATTGTCTATGCAGAAGTGGCAGAAACACGTAACGTTGAAATGGATAGGCTAGATATTGCGCAAGCGGCAATATGGGGCGACATTATTAACGGCGCAACTCCCGAAGATAGAGCGCGTGGCGTACAGGCGTTAGTACGCATTATGGAAAGGCGAGCCAAACTCCTTGGCTTAGATATGCCAACAAAGGCGCAGATAGAGGTAACTCATTATGACAGTTCAACAATTGACGCCGAAGTCGCAAGACTTGTCGCTCTCCTTGATAGCGAGCCGCCACGTGCGTTGGGCACATCAACTGGCAAGAACGGAACAATTACCAACTAACGATAAGAGTTGGACTACGTGGGTTTATTTGGCAGGTCGTGGCGCTGGCAAGACTAGAACTGCGGCTGAGTGGCTTGCTTGGCAGGCTAGTAGCAATCCGCGCACTAGATGGGCTATTGCGGCGCCAACTTACGGCGATGTGCGTGATACTTGCGCCGAAGGCGAATCAGGCATTGTGCGTGTGTTACGTGAATACGGCACTCTTAAAGATTACAACCGCAGTATCGGCGAAATCTTTCTTACTAACGGCTCACGCATTAAGTTATTTAGTGGCGAAGAACCTGACCGCTTTCGTGGGCCACAATTTCACGGCGGTTGGTTTGATGAGTTAGCGGCGTTCAAGCACCCCGAAGCGTGGGACCAATACCAATTTGGCTTGCGATTAGGCGATTTTCCACAAACAATTGTTACAACTACGCCACGTCCAACTAAGTTAATTAAAGATTTAATTACACGTGAAGGCGTGAGAGTAGTACGCGGCTCTACTTTTGATAATGCCGCCAATCTAGCCGCGAGCGCACTTGCTGAACTTAAATTGCGTTACGAGAACACACGGCTTGGACGCCAAGAGTTATACGGCGAAATACTTGATGACGTAGAAGGCGCTTTATGGACGCGCACAATGATTGAAGAGGCGCGTGTAACAGAAGCACCGCCATTAGTTCGTATTGTTGTTGCGATTGACCCTGCCGTAACAAGTAACACTACATCGGACGAAACAGGCATAGTGGCGGCTGGCATTGACCACAAGGGAAATTATTATGTGCTTGATGATAAAACGTTACGCGCAACGCCTGATACGTGGGCGCGCCAAGCCGTTAATCTGTATCACGAATTAAACGCGGACAAGATTATTGCCGAAACAAATAACGGCGGCGATATGGTTGTAATGGTTTTAAAGCAAATAGACGTATCTGTGCCAGTAAAGAAAGTTAGCGCCACTAGAGGCAAGCAATTGCGCGCCGAGCCAATTAGTGCGCTGTACGAACAAGGCAGAGTTCATCACGTCGGCTATTTTGAAGAATTAGAGAATCAAATGTGCGAATGGACGCCATTAAGTAACGAATCGCCTGATAGATTAGACGCGCTGGTGTGGGCACTTACAGAACTAAATAACGGCGGTTCAAGTATGCTTGCACTTGCGGCGTTGGCTAAATTCTGTCTGAAATGCAGTATGCCTGCCAATAAAAGTGCAACAATTTGCTCACGCTGTGGCGGTAAGTTAGGAGAATAATGGCAGTTCTATACAACGTTGTTATTGACCAAGGCGCCAACTGGTTTCTTAACGTCACGTACGACAACCCAAACGGAACGCCAGTTAATTTAACAAACTATACGGCGGCGTTACAATTGCGTTCTTTGCCAAGCGACACAGTTGCTGTGCTTACTCTTACAACAGGAGCAGGCATAACAATCACAGGCGCAACTGGCTTAGTGGCAATACAAGCAACAGCCGCGCAAACACGTGCGATTGATGACGGCGTTTATTACTATGATTTAGAAATAACAGCGCCTAGTACTGGCGTTGTAACTAGATTAATACAAGGACAAGCCGAAGTATCGGCAGAGGTGACGCGATAATGGCTGATGAAGTAGTTATAGTTGAACCAATAATTCCTGTTATTAATGTAATTAATGAAACTCCGAGCATTACAATTTCGGCGCCCGGACCACAAGGGCCAGCCGCGCAAATCTTCTATGTGCATACGCAAGCCATAGCAAGCGCAGTTTGGACTATTAACCACAACCTAAATGGCGAGCCAACTGCGGTTGTTTTAGATTCGGCAGGAACACAATGTGAAGGCACATTTAGTTACCCAAGCAAAAACCAAATGGTGATAACCTTTACGGGTGCCTTTACTGGCACGGCGTATGTGATATAGGAGAAAACAATGAGCCGCAAATTTCTAGTCAGTATTGACCTAAACAAAAATGAATTGCAAAATGCCGCAATCCAAAATCTTGCAACTGCGCCATCTTCGCCAGTAGCAGGTCAGATTTATTACAACACAACAGACAACGCTATTTATTTTTGGAACGGTACTGCTTGGGTGCAACCAAGTGCTTCACAAATTACATCGGGCTTATTATCAGCACGACCAACGGCGGCAACGGCTGGCGCTGGTAAATTCTATTACGCCACAGATAATTATTTACTCTATTATTCAGATGGTTCTACTTGGCAACAGACAAACAATTTTGGCACAGTAACTGCGCAAACAACTTATGGCGCAAGTTCAGCCGATGGCACATCAACTAACTATGCACGTGCCGACCACACACACGGAACTCCAGCATTAGGCACATCAACGCCAACTGCAATTACAGGAACGGCTTCTGCTGGTTCAGCAAGCGTGCCTTCTAAAGAGGACCACACTCACGCATTTACGCCAACGCAAAACTTGTCAATGGCAACTTACAAACTTACCAATCTTGGAACACCAACTACAAGCACAGACGCGGCAACAAAAGCATATGCCGACTTAATGTTGCCACTAACGGGCGGCACAATGTCAGGCGCAATTGCAATGGGAACAAACAAGATTACTGGTCTTGGAACTCCAACTGCTGACGCGGACGCCGCAACAAAGGCTTATGTAGATTCTGTTGCACAAGGATTAGATGTAAAGGCTTCCGTAGTAGCGGCAACAACAACAAACGGAACATTGGCAACTGCATTTGCTAATGGACAAGTTATTGATGGCGTTACTCTTGCCACAGGTAATCGTATTCTTATTAAGAATCAAACAGACACTACAGCAAACGGCATTTACACAGTTAATGCAAGTGGCGCGCCTACTCGTTCAACAGATATGGACGCTGCTGCGGAATTTCCTGGTGCATTTACATTTGTAGAACAAGGAACAACGCTTGCTGATACTGGTTGGGTATGTACTACTAATGCACCTGTAACTATTGGCACAACGCCAATTACTTGGTCGCAATTCTCTGACGCTGGTTCTTATATTGCAGGCGATGGCTTAACACTTGTCGGTAATACTTTTAATGTCGGCGCAGGAACAGGTATTACAGTTGGCGCAGATACAGTATCGCTTACAAATACAGCCTTAACTGTGAACGGAACTTCAATTGCTCTTGGCGCGTCAGGCACAATTACCGCTAACACAACCAATGCCTTAACTCTTGGAACAGGCTTAACAGGCACTTCATTTAATGGCTCAGCCGCAGTTACAGCCGCCATTGATACGGCAGTTGTTGTTCGTAAATATGCGGTAAGTGTTGGAGATGGAACAAGCACCGCAATTACAGTTACGCACAATCTAAATACCCGTGATGTAATTGCTACCCTTTATGACAACTCATCTCCATACGCCGAGTTAATCTGCGATGTTGAACATACAACTGTGAACACACTTACATTGCGATTCTCTGTTGCGCCAACTTCAAATCAATATCGCGTAGCCGTACAGGGTTAAGGTTTAGGCTATGAGCCAAAGAAGCCTTGTACCCAGTAACTTAATAGCGTTATCTGCCGCGCCAACAATTCCAACATTGCGCTCTGGCGACGCCTATTACGATACAACTCTTGGCGCAATACAGGTTTACAACGGTACAGCGTGGGAAACTTATGTAACTTTGGCTGATTCTCAAGTGCTGACAAATAAAAGTATTAACGGCGCTAACAATACGATTACAAATATATCTTTAACTACAGGCGTAACTGGAACATTACCTGTTGCTAATGGCGGTACAGGTATTACTTCATTGGGCACAGGTGTTGCAACATTTCTTGGAACTCCGTCATCTGCGAATCTAGCGGCGGCTGTAACAGGAGAAACTGGAACTGGCGCGCTCGTATTTGGCACTAGCCCAACGCTAACTACCCCAGCGTTAGGCGTTGCTACTGGAACTTCTTTTAACAGCATAACTGGATTAAGTTCTACAAACCCTGCCGCTTTAGGAACAGTAGCAGTCGGAACAGGAACTACTACCGCAAGAGCAGACCACGTTCACCCAACTACTGGGCTTGGCTTAACATCAGGAACTCTTGCTCAATTCGCTGCAACTACATCTGCGCAACTGGCAGGCGTTATATCTGACGAAACAGGAACTGGCGCTTTAGTTTTTGGAACTTCACCAACACTCACTACGCCTATTCTTGGAACTCCACAGTCAGCAACTCTAACTAATGCAACTGGCTTGCCGATTTCAACAGGCGTAAGCGGATTGGCAACTGGCGTGGCAACCTTTTTGGCTACTCCAAACTCAGCCAATCTTGCCGCCGCATTGACTGATGAAACTGGAACTGGCGTAAATGTATTTGCTACTAGCCCAACTCTTACTACGCCAACTCTTAATAACCCTATTATGAAATCACCCGAAGAACGTTGGACAGTTTCGGCAACTGCCGCCACAGGAACTATCGCTTTTGATACGCAAACGCAGGGCATTTTGTATTACACGTCTAATGCAACCGCTAACTGGACACTAAATGCAACAAATGTGAACGCAAATCTTGCTGTCGGTGACGCTATTTCAATAGTATTTGCCGTAACTAATGGCGCAACTCCGTATCGCCCAACCGCCTTTCAAATAGATTCATCTGCCGTAACGCCTAAATGGGCTGGCGGTACTGCTCCAGCGGCTGGTAACGCCAACGCTGTTGATTGGTACTCATATGTTATTGTAAAGACTGCGGCAACACCTACATATACAGTTTTTGCAGGACAATCTGCTAAGTTTGCATAATTGGCACTCAATAAAAGGAGAGAGAATATGGGTTTAATAGACCGTATTGCCGAAAGAGTAGCCGCCGAAATTACTAAGGCGCCGCGTCTGCCAGTAGGCGCTGTAACAATGACCGAAATGGATATGCGTAACGCCGCAAATCAAACTACTTACGGACAGAGTGTTGCACTTCCACGCGACCCAATGGTGTCAGGCGTTCCATTTGCTCCTGGTATGCCAATTATTCCGGGCGCAATTAATCCGCCTCGCGCAGATAGTGGACGTCCTGACCCACGCCGTTATGAATTTCAAGTTGCACAAAACATTAACATTACGGCAACTAAACTTGTGCCGTTTGCAACGTTACGTGCCGCCGCTGACCAAATTGATATTTTACGCCGTTGTATTGAAGTGTTAAAGGCAAAGATTTCGGGCTTAGAGTGGGACATTGTTTTGGCAGAAGATTCAGCCGAAAAGATTATTACAGAAATTGGCGGTAATCACGTTCGCGCTATGTCAGTTGCGCGTGACAGATATACGGAAGAGATTAGCCGCCTTAGAGAATTTTGGGAACAGCCTGACCCTACTAACGGACTTCTATTTACCGATTGGCTTAATATTGCACTAGAAGAAATTTTGGTGCTGGACGCGTGGGCAGTTTGGCCTCAACCATCAGTAGGCGGCGATTTGCTCGGCTTGCAGATACTAGATGGCTCAACTATTAAGCCGCTTATTGATGACCGAGGAATGCGACCACAAGCGCCTTATCCTGCATTTCAGCAGATTCTTTTTGGCTTCCCACGTAGCGAATTTGCCGCGTCAGATGGCAAAGAAAACGCAGATGGCGAATTCACGTCAGATGAAATGTCTTATATGATTCGCAATCGCCGCACAATGACAGTTTATGGCTACTCGCCAACAGAACGTGCCTTGGCGCTCGCGGACATTTATCTACGCCGCCAACAATGGCTACGTGCCGAATATACAGACGGCGTAACGCCTGAATTGCTTATGAAAACAGACGCCAACTTTGGCAATAACCCTGATTTGCTTCGCGCTTATGAAAACATTTTCAATGATGATTTGGCAGGACAAACAGAGCAACGCAAACGTGTAAGACTATTGCCAACTGGAATGGAACCAGTTCAGTTTGAAGGCTATGGCGAACGCTTTAAAGATACATTAGATGAGTATTTGGTTAATAGTATTTGCGGTCACTACGGCGTAATGCCATCTGAGATTGGTTTTAATCCTAAAGGCGGCTTAGGCGGTGGCGGTTTCCAATTGGGTCAGGCTGAATCGTCAGAAGTTATCGGCGCAATTCCATTGGCTAACTGGGTTGCACGTATGCTGAGCCACTTGTCCTATACATACTTGGGTATGCCACGCGAACTTGAATTTAAGTTTATGGAATCAGGACGCCAAGATTTAGAATCAATTGCGCGCACACGTGACATTGAAACTAAGTCAGGCAGTTTAACTCTTAACGAATCACGTAGTCGTGGCGGTATGCCGTTAATTGAATCGCCTGTTGCCGATATGCCGATGATTGTTACAGGAACTGGCGGTTATTTTGTAACAGAAAGTGGCATTATTCCTTTTGACAGCGCACTTGAAGGCGTATCTGCGCCTGCCGAGGACGCAATTGCTATTGAATCAGGCGGTGACGTAGGCGGCGGTTCAGAGGCGTCTGTGCCTAACGTAGAAGATAAGCCAACAGAAGCCGAATCAAATGAGCAAGTAGAAGATTCAGAGTATGACGAAGGCTTAAAAGCGGCGGACGAACTTAAAATGTTTCTGCGTTGGCTAAAGAAATCGCCTACTCGTCCATTTAATTTCCGTGAAGTGCCTGTTGTATATGCCGAAGTGTTAAATAAGTTTATTGGCATTGGCGATTATGACAGCGCAAGATGGTATGCCGAACGATATTTGGCGTAAATGGCAAATCAGGCGTGGCGAAAAAAGAACGGCGCTAAAGTCCGATTGGCGGCAAGGCGCGCCAATTTAATTAGGCAAGCGTTACGAGAAAGCGTTAATATTTCCCAAGTGCAAGAAGATTGGGCGAGCGCACAACCCAATGCCGAATCTATGACAACAGAACAGGCGCGCCAATGGGCACGAACAAATGTTCGCTTTAATTCTGAACCACTTATGACCGCATTTCGCACACTTTACGCAGAATCATATTTACTTGGCGAAGATATTGCTATGAACTCAATAGCCAAAGCCAAGATAAACAAGGCGCCTACTAAACAACAGTTGCAACGAGCCGTTGGCATTAACTGGGATAACTGGAAGGCTGGCAATAGAGCCGCCTCTTTGCTTGTCAGTAAGCCACGCGGTCTTTCCACGCTGTTAGATTCTCGCGGCGTAACGATACAAGGCATTAACAGAACAACGATGGACAGAATAGGCACAAGATTGGCAACTGCTTTGGCACAAGGCTTGCCGCCTAGTGAAGTTGATTTGTCGGACTTTTTTGATGATTCTGAACGCGCTTTGGCAATTGCACAAACCGAAATGAGCCGCGCAGTTGCAACGGCAAGTCGCCAGTTATACGAGGAAAGTGGCGTGGAACTGGTAGAGTGGATTGTTGCCGACCCTTGCGATTTATGCCAAGAGAACGCCGATGTGTCGCCTATCCGTATTGATGACACGTTTCCAAGTGGAGATACGGAACCGCCAGCACACCCAAATTGCGTGTGTGACATTTCGCCATATGTGGTAGATACACGTGATATTGGCGAGGATGCACTATCGTATATTCTTGATGGAGAGGATTAACAATGTCTTTTAACCACGTAAATTCCGCAACTTTTACAACACCACAGCCAATCTTTACGGCGCCAACTGGTATGCCGCGTCAAACTCCGATAACAGTTTATAACGGACACTCTGCTTCTATTTTTATTGGTGACGCGACTATTGCAACATCAGGCGCAACTATCGGCAGAACATTGACCGCCGCTAATTCGCAGACGTTCTACGTAAATGGCGGAGATGTTGTTTATGCCGTTTCAGCCGCCGCGTCAGCCGCAGGCGCAATAGTAATTACTTATTCGGCATAGAGTTATAAATGTCCGAAAGTTTTAACCCACCAGCAGGCGTTGTCAGTAATGCCAAACGCGGCTTAGAATTACGGCGAGAATTTAATCGCGGCGGCACAGAAGTTGGAGTGGCGCGCGCAAGAAGTCTTTCAAATGGTCAAGGAATTCCGTTAGAAACTATCCGCCGTATGGTATCTTATTTTGCACGGCACGAAGTTGATAAGAAAGGGAAAGATTGGGGAAATGCCTCAAATCCTTCCGCTGGATATATTGCTTGGCTACTGTGGGGTGGCGACGCAGGAAAAACTTGGGCAGATAGTATTTCCGAGAGAGAAAAGAAAAAGGATAAATCAATGACCGCTAACTTTACTACTTCATACGCCGCAATTATTAAACAAGAAAAACAAGATGATGGCACGTTACTTGTTTATGGTAAAGCCACAGATGATTCTTTAGATATTGACCAACAAATTTGTGACGCGGCTTGGCTAGAAAAAGCAATGCCTGAATGGTTTAAAACAGGCGGAAATATCCGCGAACAACACAGCAGTATTGCCGCTGGTGTTGCAAAAGAATTAGATTCAAAGGCTGATGGACATTACATTTCTGCACTTGTCGTGGATGCACAATCAGTAAAAAAAGTTGAAACTGGCGTACTTAAAGGATTCTCTATTGGAATCAGAGCGCCACGAATTGTCCGAGATAACAAAGCCGCCAACGGCAGAATTATTGATGGGCAAATTGTAGAAGTTTCATTAGTAGATAGACCAGCAAACCCAAACGCCAAATTAATGTTGGCAAAGTCAAACGGATTGGAAGTAGTTCAGATGGAACAATTTATTCAAAAAGAAGCAGATGAAACTCCAGTTGAATCTACCGAGCCAATTGAAGTTGTCGAAGCAGAAGTTGTTGAAGCAGAAACTGCCGCAGTAGAGGCAGAAGAAGCAAAGGCAGATATGCCTTCAAAAGAGGACGCATTAAAAGCGTTGGAAGAATTGCGCGAGAATCTTATGGCGCACGAAAAGATGTGCAAAGAACTTGGCTATCTTGAAGAAGAAGATGACAAGGCATTAGAGCCTGTTGGCGAATCAGCCGAAGAGGAAACAGAAGAAGGCTCAAAGCCAGAAGCGGCAGAAGAAGAAGTTGAAGAAGCCGAAGGCAAGAAAACAGCAGAAGGCGAAACAGCCGAAGAAGCAAAAGAAAATTCCGTTGAAGAAACGGAACAACCTGCTCTAGATGATGACGTTATTGACGCCATTGTTGATAAAGCCGTAAAGAGTGCAACAGCAACTGTTCGTGATGAGATTAAATCCTATAAAGAGGAAATTAATAAGTTACAGGCAGAGTTGGCAACGGCTAAGAACAAAGCAGTAGGTAGCGGACCGAAGCGCGCCGTAGTAAGTAAGCCAGCAATTCTTGAATTCAATGAGTTCAGCCGAATTGCCGAGCAATACCGTGCTAAGGCGGCAGATACCACCGACAATCAATTGGCGTTGGGATATCGGGAATTGGCGGCAGAGTTTGAAGCCAAAGCCGTTGCATTAATTAACAACTAACCAAATAAACTCTTTACGAAAGGAAACAAATGGCAACATCAGCCTTGAAAGCCACAGAATTGTTTTCTGACGCGACTTCTGCAAAAGACGCCGCACTACGTCAGGAAGAATTCTCATCTGCTTTTAATAAGTCTGTAAATGCCTCTGTTACTGACCCATCTGCCATTATGGCAATTAAGTCAGGCACAGCGACATTTGCAACAGTAGCGCCAACACCAGTTGCGCAACTTGAATCACTAATGTCCAACAAGTCACTTACACCTGACGCAGTAGGCGCGCTTAATAACGCACTTGCTTCACAGCGTATGGCTATGCAGGATATTCAGAAAGAAATCACACTTACATCTCCACTTAGCACATCATTTGCAGCCTTTGACCTAGAAGCGCCTGCAAAGTTGCTTACACCACGTCCAACACCACTACGTAACCGAATTCCACGCAAAAAAGGCGTTGGTACTTCACACCGCGTTAAGCGTATTCTTGGTTACACAGGTACAGGAACTGGCGGAGTTGGAAACACTTGGCCGGGAATCACACAAAGCACAACTACTGCATTTGGTTCAATTAACTTTGAACGCGGACCACAAATCTCATATGCCGCAGATGACTTAGTACTTCCTTACAACTCTTACTCACTATCTGACGCGGTTTCGTTTGACGCAAACTTCTCAGGTATGGGATATCAGGACTTGCGCCAACTTTCATCTACTTCAACTCTATATGCAACAATGCTTATGGAAGAACGTATGATGTTGATGGCTCGCGGAACTGCAAGCGGATATTCAGGCGCGCTATCGGCACCTGCAACTGTAACTCTTTCATCACCTGTTGCAAGCGGTTCAGAAACTGCAATTGCGGCAGCAACTTACTATGTTTATGTAACAGCAAACGCTGGTATCGCAGGCTCAGGCTTCGGCGAATCAATCGTTTCAACTGTTCAATCAACAGCAGTTGCGTCAGGCGATGTTCTTGGAATTTCTTGGACTGCCGTTACAGGCAACCTTGGTTACAACATTTATGTTGGCACATCTACAGGAACAGCAAACTGTACCTATGTAGGAACAGCACAAGGAACTTCTGCTGTAATTCAAGGCGCAGGAACTGTCGGTCTAACTGGCAATAACTTCGCTCTAACAACAACAGGAGCCGCCGCGTCACGCGCAAACGCAGATACATCTGCATATGCAACTGGCTATGACGGAATTCTGCCTACTGTTCTTGGCGCTAACTCAGGCTATAACAATACAATTAACAGCACATTCAGCACATCAAACCCTGGTACTGAATATCAGACCGTTTTCTACAATCTCTACAACAATGTTAAGGCTGACCCTGATGAAATTCTTATCAATGGTTCAGACCGCAAGCAGTTGTCAGACGCAATTAAAAACGGCTCAACAGCAAACTACCGTCTAAACCTCACACAAACAGAGGCTGGCGATTACATTGGCGGCGCAACAATTGGTGCGCTTTACAATGAAATCACAGGCAAGATGGTTCCACTTACTGTTCACCCTTGGTTGCCACAGGGCGTTTCTCCTGTTCTGTCATACACTTTGCCAATTCCTGATACAGAGGTATCAGATGTTTGGTCAAACTTTATGGTTCAGGACTATATGGGAATCCAATGGCCTGTAACTCAATTCCAGTACGAATTTTCCACCTACTTCCGTGGAACTTTCTTCTGTACCGCTCCTGCTTGGAACGGCGCAGTATCAGGAATTGTTTCTGCATAATGTGTCTAGTATGTGGTTGCAATCAGCCAGCACTTAGTCACGGCGGCGGTCAGACAATCTTGCCTGACGGCACAACCGCGACTATGACTACGGCTGTAATGGTTACACCTAACGAAACACCAAAGTAATTCGTCAAGAAGGGTGGCGCGTCATATAGTGGGCGCGCCACCTTTTTTAACTTAGAAAGGCAAACAAATGGGAAGATTATTAGCGTCAGATGGCGGCGTTAAAGGCGTGGACATTACAACAGAGCGCGGTGTGCGTTCATATAATCCTGATAAAAAAGGCGTTATAACAGTTGATAATCCAACACACGCCAAACGATTGAAGGCAGAGGGTTTTTTTGAAGCGTCACTAATGGGTGCAACTGTTGGCGGCGAAAGTCTTGGTTACACTTGTTTAGAGTGTGGCTTTGGGAGTTGGTTTGCTTTGTGTAGCCGTTGCGGTCATAACAACAGCACAACACCTAGAGATGGAGAATAATGGCAATTGGTTTAAATACGGACACGTTTTTTGAAAGCCCATATCTAACTGCGGCTGAATATTTAAACGCGCCAACTTCTATTGATTACACTAATTTGGTTGTAGGCGGTAATGGTGCCGCACAAGAAGCCGAACTTAGTCGTGTCATTTTGCGAGCGTCATCATTTCTTGATGAGTATTTGAACCAAAATCTTGTTGCCACGCGCAAAGTAGAAACACAACGCACGCGTTTTATGCCTAACGGATTTATTTCGTTACACCCAAACCAAAATCCAATTATTGCGTTAGAGGAATTTTCTTACGGAATGGCGCCAAATCAGTTGGTGGCAATTCCTGACCCTTCTTTGTGCTGGTTTGAATCACAACAAATTGTTATACCACTTAGCCAAATGTCGCTTACTTGGTCGTCTAGCGGACCACTTTCTTTTGGCGGCGGTGGCTCTAACTCAAATCAAATTTATTGCAAATACACATACACTTCGGGGTACGTTAATAACCCGATTGCTGTGGCGATAGCGGCGGCAAGTTCTATGACAGTTGCCAACCCAACTGGAATTGTGGCAGGGCAAGCGTTACGAATTTACGATGGCGCAAAGTCAGAGTTAGTTTATGTTGCCAGTAACTACACATACGGCTCAACTACCGTCCAATTAGCCTCTCCGTTGCTCTACGACCACGCCGCAGGCACAACCTTTGGTAATCTGCCAAATGCCATTAAAGAGGCTTGTATCCTCGTTACAACGGCTTTTATTAAAATGCGTGGCGATAGTTCTATGACAATGCAAGTAACGGTTAATCCAAGCGGAAACATTACAGGCGCAGAGCGTTACGGCTCAGAAATTGCACTTGCTTTGGAGATGGTCAGCCTGTATCGCCGAGTGCGTTAATGGCAACGCTTACAGGTCGCGCCGCCGTACGCGCACAATTGTCCAGTTTTATTTCCAATCCACCGCTTCCTACTTTAAATCAAGTGTGGACTTCTTTCCCTAAAAACATTAATTTCCAAGTTAATGCACAAGTAGGGCAAATGTCACGTGCTGCTTGCGTTGTATTTATTCAGCAAGAAACAGAAACACGCCTTGCAATTGGTGGCGCCACTAACGGCTGGAAACGGATTGACTACACAGTTATTTTGCAAATATTTCAACACTCCCTACACCGCGATTCAACGGCGGCTATGGACGATTTTGATACACTTATTGACGCCATAAAAGAAAGACTTCGTTCCAACCACAACTTTGGTGACACAACTGGCAACTTAGTGTGGCAAGGTGCAGAGCCAATTATTGACGCCTTTTATGGTGAACCAAGCACAAACAAAGAGGGAGCAACGGAAACGTTTGCCGAATTGCAGTTTGCTGTAACGCAGATGATTCAAGCATAAGGAGATGCAATGAAATATAAATACAATGGAACAGATGAACGTGTGTTTCCTTCGCTTGGCGTTGTCGTAAAGCCCGGCGAGGAATTTGAAGCACCCGAAGATTTTGTTGCCGCCGATGTTGTGCCTAGCACTTCATTAACAACAAAAATAGCCAAGCCAACAACAACGTCTGTCGCCACAGACTTACCGCAGGAGAGTGAATAAATGTCCGTACAAAATTCCGTTCGTTCCTATATAGGAATTGCCAAAGAAACAACAAAAGGCACAGTAGTTGCGCCAACAGATTTTATCCCAGTAGCAAAAGACAGCCTAAAGCCAGTAGATATTGTGGACCCACTTTACGATACAGGCTTGCGTGGCTCTAACGTTGTAAATTACAACTATATTCAAGGACGTACACGTTCTACATTTGATTTTGGCGGCGCTGTATTTGCTGACACTATCGGTTACGGACTTGCTGGCGTTTTAGGTGCAGTTGCAACAACAGGCGCAAGCGCGCCATACACTCACACCATTAGTTTGCTAAACAGCCTAACAAGTGATGTTGATGTTCAGCCAATCTCTTACACACTCACCGACTTTTATGCCGTTGATGTGCGTTCATACCCTGGTTGTCAGTTCTCGGACTTCTCATTGAAGTTTAACGCGGACGGTATGTTGGAGTATGACGTTAAAGCAACTGGTTGGAAATCAAACACAGTTGCAGACCCAACACCAACCTTCTCAACTGTATTGCCTACACCAGTTTGGCAAGGAACGGTTTCAATCGGTGGTTCTACTGTTGCAACAGCAATGGAAGGCTCTATTGAAATGACGCGCGGCGTTACACCTATTTATGGAATTTCTAGCACGCAGAATCCGTATCAGGTTTTTCTTGGCGCACTTGAAGTTACAGGCTCAATTAAGTTTGTAATGGAAAATGATTCACAGTTACTAAATTTCCTTAACAACACACAGCCAGCCATTGTTCTTAACTGGGCATACGGCGCAGGCGCAACAGCAGTTCAGATTCAAGCCACAATTACTAAAGGCGCTTACACCGCCGCAATGATTGAGCGCGGAGATGATTTTGTTTCCGTGTCTATTGAATTGAACGCACAGGCAAATACAACAGATGATGGTGCAAGCGGTGGTTTTGCGCCAATTAAATGGGTATTGCAGAACGCAAAGGCTTCTGGCACTTACGCGTAAGGTCAGAATAAATGTGCTAAGGGGCGGTTGTAGAAAACGCCTTCCTTTCTCTCGCCCCTTAGCACCCTATTTAAGTTAAAATCGGAAGGCAACCCCGATGGAAGGAAAAAAAATGGCTAGTAAAACAGTTAAGTTACCAAGTGGCGCAGAGGTAGTTCTACGTGACCCATCTACGCTAAGAGTTAAAGACCGCCGCAAGATATTTGCCAACGCTTCTAACGCCAAAGAAGGCATTATGCAAGCGTTGTCCCTTACTGACGGCTTAATTGCTGTTTTGGTTGAATCTTGGACTTTGGATTTAATGATTCCGTCTATTCGTATTTCATCTATTGACGAAATGGAAATGGCTGATTATGACGCATTAACGGAACATACTAAAGAAGCGCAAAAAGTTCTGTTCCCACAAACGCAAGAAACGGAAGAATCGGCAAAGGATATTGAAAGCCCTTTCGGCGACTCCAACGATTAAAATGGATACTTGAAGGCGGCGAACGCCACGAAGCCTTTACGTACCCTGATGAAGAATGGCTTTACTATGTCTGCGCTAAAGAATTTGGCTGGACACCGCTAGAGGTTGATGAGCAACCAGCAGGCACTTTGGATTGGTTGCTCGCAATCTCGGCGATAGTGAAAAAGGTGGAAAGTGATAACCAGTAATCTAAAATTGGTACGTGAAGCCACAAAAAAGGCTGGCAAATCAATTGACGATGGCGCACGTGCTACGCGTGACGAGATGATGACAACTCTAATCCAATTGGCTAAAGCCGAGATAGTCGGCAGACGTCCAAAAGGCGAGCGCGCCATATCAGGAAAACCACCTATGAACCGAACAGGTAATTTGCGCCGTTCTATTCGCGGCGAAAAATATAACGTTGGGTTTGCCAAGTATGAAGCAATCGTTGGACCGACTATGATTTACGGACGCGCAGTTGAAATGGGCGGCGCGCCTACTTGGACAAAAGGACAAAAGTTTCCTTATATGTCGCCTGCTTATGCAAAATTTAGGCTTATTGCCCCTAGAATTGTGCAAAAGCATATGGCGATTGGCGGTAAATAATGGCAAGTTTCTTACCGCCAGCCGTATTTGAAATTAAGGCTATTGCCGACCAAGCCATCGCAAAGTTTAAAGAAGTTGATGGCGAACTGGACAAGATGGGTAACTCTGCCGATAGCGCAGGCGGCAAGATTTCAGGCATAGATAAAGCAAGCAAAATTGCTACTGCTGGCGTTCTTGCTATGGGCGCGGCATTTGTAGGCTTTGCCGCATTTGGCATTAAAGAAGCCAACGAAGCCGAGCAAGCCCTTAACAAACTAGGCGTAACTCTTTCTAACTTTGGCGTTAATACGGCAGAAACTCGTAAAAGAGTTGAAGATTTAACTGGCGGTTATGTTGATTTAGGTTTTGGTGGAGAAGAAGCGGCGGCTGGTTTTGACGTACTATTTAGAGCAACTGGCGATTTGGATAAAGCGCAGGCATTACTTGCCACATCTGCCGACTTGGCTCGCGTTAAAAATATTTCTCTTGCTGACGCGTCAAGTATTGTTTCAAAAGCAAGTATGGGCGGCGCAAAAGCATTTAAGGAAATGGGTATTACATTAGATACCACTTTGCCTAAAGCGCAAGCAATTGATAAAGCAATGAAAGAACTTAACGCGCGTATTGGCGGACAGGCTACGGCTTACACAAAAACATTTGCTGGTCAAATGGTTGTAATGAAAGAAAAGTTTGCTGACGTTGCCGAAACATTAGGTACTACTCTTATGCCGTATCTAAAAGCATTTTTGGACGGCATAACTAAAACTGTTACTTGGATTAAAGCAAATTCTTCTTGGCTTTCTATTTTGGCTGGCGCTTTTGTTGTAATAACTGTTGCGCTTGCTTCGTATAACGCCTACATAAAAATCTCAGCCGCCTTAACTAAGGCTTGGACGGCAGTTACAACTATTCAAAAAACAGTTACGGCTATGATGACAGGACAACAGTTAGCACTTAATGCGGCAATGACAGTAAATCCAATTGGTTTGATTGTTGCTGCGGCTGTGTTACTTATTGGTGCTTTGGTTTTGCTTTGGAACAAATCAGAAACTTTCCGCAAAATGATGATTCAAATTGGCAAAGTGGGCTTAATTGCTCTTGGCGGTTTGTTAAAAATAATGGGTATGTATGCAGAATCTGTTTTAAAAGTGGCTACTGGACCTTTAAAACTTCTTCTTAAAGGTTTGGCATTGCTTGGCGTAGGTGGCGCAAAAGAAGCATTAAAAGGCATAGAGAAAGCAACCGAAGGTGTTGGTAATTTCTTTGATAGTGCGGCTAAAAAAGTTACAGATATGTCTAAAAACTTGGACAAACTTAACAAGCCAATTAAATTAACATTTAGCACACCTACAATTCCTGATATGCCAAATGTTGATGGCACGGGAGTAGGTGGTGGTAAAGGCGCTGGCAAGGGCGGCATTAGTAAAGAAACCGCAAAAGCCAACGAAGGCTATATGAAAATTGTTAAAGATTTAAATGACAAAATAACGGCTGCCAAAACAAAATTTAACGAAACAATGGCGGAACTTGAAAAAGATTACAACAGCACCACTCAAAAATTACGTGCTGACGCGGCTGAAAAAATTGCTGACCTTACAAAAAATCATAACGAGAAAGTTGCAAAATTAGAGGCTGACGCCAAAAAGAAAACTGTTGAGGCAACTAACAAATTTAACGAAACAATGGCTAATCTAAATGCCAAAAGAGGCGAAGATTTAATTAAAGCACAACAAGACAATATTACTAAAGTTGCCGAATTAACTGCACAAGGTAACGAAAAGTTGCAATCAATTGTGGCGCAATCTGTCAATCGTTTGCGTGACGCTTACAAAAAAGGCACAGAGTTTAGCGTTACAGATTTATTTAAAGGTTTGTCAGAGGCTGGCACAGCAAGCGTTACAGATTTATTAACTAAAATGAAAGAAAAATTGGCTGCTTCTAAAGAACTTGCCAAGAACGCGGCGTTGTTACAGGCTCAAGGTTTTAGTCAGACATTTATTGAAGAAGTTGTTGCGGCTGGACCCGAAGTAGGCAACCAATTGGCGCAATCAATTTTGAACGCCAACCCTGAAACCATAAAAGAGTTACAGGCTACTTATGCCGACATAGAAGCAACAACCAATACAGGCTTAGACGCGCTTGCTAACGCTATGAGTACAGGCGGTAATTTGGCTACCGCCGAACTTAATAAAGCCTACGCACAAGCGCAAACAGATTTGCAGCAATCATTAACAAAACAAGCCGCCGAATACACGGCACAACAGGCAGAAATCAATAAAACATTTAATCAGGCTATGGCAGAAGCCGAAAAAACACGTGACACGGCTATTTCCGTTGCTATGTCTGATTTGGCAGAGGCTTTGGCAGAAGAAAACAAGTCATTTAATGAGGCTGTTGCGCAAGTAAATAGCGATTTAGCGGAAGCGTTAGCAGAAGCACAGGCTGATTTTGTAGAAAAAAGCCAAGCGGCTCAAAAAGAGTTGAACGATACGCTGACAGAAATTGAAAAAGATTTTAAAGATAAACTTGGCAAGATTAGTGACGCCACTAAAGCCACAAATTCCGAAATAACAAAAATGATGGCAAACTTTGCTGCCGCTAAAACACTTATGGCTACGCCGATTACTGTACCTGCACCAATTCAGGCTGGCAGCGGCGGTTATGGACTTAGTTCAGGCGTTGTTGCTGGCGTTACTGGGGCAAAAACGAATACAAATACCACAAACGTTACAACAAACGTTACAGCCAATACAAATGCCTCGCCTGCCGCTATTGCCACAGCCGTAACAAATGCTGCTAAATTTGGCGTAGCAACAGGCGGTGGCGGAAATATGGTGACGTTATGACAGTTACATTAACGCAATCTTATTCGTTTTCATTTAACGGATTAACGTTTGGCGGCGCTGGTTCGCCTTATCAAATTCTTTCTGTTGATGGCTTAGAGGCTTTACCTGCTTTGCGCTCGCAGGACGACAACAGAGGCTATGCCGATGGTATGTTTTCAGGGCGAGATTTTTACGCAGGGCGCACAGTAAGTATTATTTTTAACACTTTTGGCGCAAATGGCGTATCGGCGCAGACTAATTACAACATACTGCAATCGTATCTTTTGCCTCAAACAGCAGGCACAACGCCACTTTATTTCTTAATGCCGCCGTCCGATACGCAGTTCTTAAATGCGCGTGTAAGAGGTTTAAAGACCGTTGTGGACCCTGATTACACATACGGCAAGATTACTTCTATGGTGGAGTTTTTTTGCCCTAATCCAGCCTATTTTAGCAATAACGAGCAAACGGCTATTTTGTTGTATTCGCCACCAACTGGTCGTATTTATAATCGCACTTATAATCTAACGTATGGCGGTGGCTCGGCAACTATTACTACAACCATTACAAATAACGGTTGGGCAAATGCCTATCCAACTATTACTTTAAATGGACCTATTACCAACCCTGTTCTTGGCAACAGTACGCAAGGATTTTTCTTAGATTTTGTTGGCACGTTTTCTTCAAGTGACAGCCTAGTAGTGGATTTATACAATAAACTTATAACGTTAAACGGCGCGCCTGCTCGTAATTTACTTATATCAGGCGATTGGTTTTGGGCGCAACCCGGAAATAACAATTTTTATTTAACTGGAACTGGTACTCTAAGT